TCGTCTTGCCAGAGCCGTTCGCAGCTTTCAACGCCACCTTCGAGTGCTTCTCGTTCAACGCCCCCAACACCGCCTCCTGCCACGCGTAGGTTTCACGTAGGCCAAGCATCATCTTAGGGAAGTTCTTCAGCTGCTGAGCCTCCTCCAATAGCTTGCGCTGCTTCCACGCAGGAATGTGAGAACCCATACCGAGTGAAGGGGATTTCTTGCGCTTAATTTGCTTGACGGGCATAAAATTTGGTGTGGGACGGGGAGGGGGTATACAGGTAACACCCACCCCCCTCTTGGGGGTCCTGGTCCCCCCGTGGTGTTATTTGCCCCCTCCGAATGCGCCCAGCAGCGCCCCACTGACGCTCAGTTCCTTCCCTCCCTTACCCGTGTGCTCAAGTTGAGCTCTTGCTACGTACCCGCGGGTACGCTCGAGCAACCATGCGGAGCCTTGCCAACCTGGGCCGCAGGAACGAACGACTGAGGATAGTTCCACTTCTCCATCGAAGCGGGCCGCTTCTAGCTCTGCTGCGAAAGCCGGGTTCCTGGCGAGGTAGCTTTGCCAGCCCGATCCGTTGTTCCAGAACCCGCAGCCAATCGCGATGCGTTCCAAAGGAATCCCAAGGCGAGCGGCTTCAATCGCTTTTTTTGTGACTTCAGTGGAAAGGACTTTAAGGGGCCTCCCAATCTTCGCCCTGGGCTTCTCCGCGACCGTAATTTCCTTCGTTTCCTTCACCTTGGCCATGCCCCCCTTCCTAGCCTCCGGAAAGCAACTCGCCACTAAAAACCAGCAACTCGCCCCTTTTTTGTGGCCGAAAGTTGCCCAGTGTCTTAAATAGTCGGCTCCAATGAAAAACGCAGCAACGACCGCAACGACCGCAACCACCACCGAGAAGCCTTTCGGCTCTTTTTCCACCGATTGGCCTCGAACCGGAACCTTTGTCCCCATTGCAACGATTAGCCCGACACCCGATTGGGTTCGCCGCATTGCTGATGCTCATCACGGTGGGCATGAAATCCTGTCGGGAACCCCGAATAATTGCTTGTGCATGGTTTTTGTGCATTTCGGCGGTGGCGACGACCGATTCCCTCCGGGCGATTGGCTGATTTACTATCGTTTCAACGACGACGAAGGAACCCACGACCATCAGCTATGCGTCGCAGCCCGTATCGTCACTCAGTGATCGGATCCGGTGGCATCGGCAACGGTGTCATCTGGTCCGGCCATAGTGGCCGGTTCTCAAATCATGAAACCACGCGCAAAACGCATCATCGCCGCCCTTTTCTGGGTCGCGATCATCACCACACTCATCAACGGGCTTCGCGAACAGGCCTTGTGGATCGGAGGTTCCCTTTGAACGGATTCATCCTCCACGAAGACTTCCATCGCGTGATCATCGCCACCGGCTTCGAGACCCCTTCCGACAACCGGAAGACGGGCGATATGATCCAAATCTGGATTCTTGTCAAAGCCATGGACCCCGTCCGCGCAATCAAGGAAGGGTTGGACCGTTTGATTTGCGGTTCCTGCGTCCATCGGGGCGACGGTCACGGGAAAGATCGCTCATGCTACGTCAACGTAGGCCAAGCTCCACTCGGCATCTGGCGGGCATGGAAAGCGGGCGCGTACCTGCCGCTCCCTTCCGTTTCCGTTTTCACCGGCCGACGTGTTCGCTTCGGAGCCTACGGTGACCCCACGCATATTCCCATCGGCCTTGCCCTTGCAATTGCTGGCGTTGCAAGCGGATGGACGGGGTATACCCACCAATGGCGCAAGCCTAGTTTGCAAGCTTGGCGTTCCATCCTAATGGCTTCGGTAGACACCACCGCCGAACTTCTCATCGCCCGTTCCATGGGCTGGTCAACCTTCCGAGTCACACCCGATACCGACCACCACACGGTGGAAACCCTGTGCGCCTCCGATCGAAGCGGTACACCCTGCGCAGATTGTCTCGCTTGTGCGGGTGCGCGGGGTGGAATTCAAGCGATTCACATCCCTGTCCACGGGAAGGGTGCTGTTCACTTCATGAAGGAGGGTGTGCTGTGATCGATTTAATGAAGAAAACGGTGGAACGCGACGCATTCAAGTGCGCCGTGGGTCGCGCCATGTTCTGTGGCCACCCAGACTGCGGGGTAATTCTGGACTATCGGCGGGCTGTGGAACTCTCAGCCTGCAAGGGTCCCCATTACGTTTCCATCAAAGTATTCTGCGCCGACTGCGCCGACCGAGTGCGCCCGATAATTGAGAGCAAACTAGGTCCCCTTGGATTGCGCTTGGAAGTAGTGGACGGGAGGAAGCTTTGAAGCCCCTCCTTAGAGTCCTAGGCTACCTCGCCCTATGCCTGCTGTTCACCGCTCTCCTCTTTCTCTCCGCCCTCGCTGGCAATTGACATAGAAGCCCCCGCCAAGCCCCTAGGAATCACCTAGGGGCTCTTTCTTTTGGCCCGATAGTGTCGCCCCGCTTGTCCCCGCTTGTCCTTCTCAGTAGGCCAGCCTCCCCCCTTCCTAGTCTGGCCACTGGTCACTTCCCGCTTGTCACACTTCCCCAGGTTGCCACCCATCGGACACCCAATGTCCCACCCCGCTATTTACATAGCACCTCAGGGTAAGACATCCCATGTCCCACCCCGTTACACCGGCCCAGGATCCCCTTATGTGCCGCTCATGTGCATCCCCGCGATCCCAGGATCTCATGGTGCGGTATTCCAAGATCCCCATACGCCATACGGAATTCGGAATTCGGAAATCGGGATTCCGGAACCGGGGTACAGGAAATCATGGTGCGGTTGAGTGGGCCAATCCTCCCCTCCCAAGCGACCCCGGACCCCCATCCGGGGATTTTCGTTTCTAAGCGGTCGATACCCCCGGAATGAACGCGCATCCACTTCCACCATCAAACGCGCTCCTAGGCCCCTTCCCGCTCCAGCAATCGCTATCCTCCATCCACCACCACAACCACCAACACGGGTACTTCGCAATCAGTCGGGGGTTCTCAATAAATGCCGCCGCAGCGGGGGGCCGTTAGAGCCCCCCAGAGCGTTGCGGCGATGCATTTATTGACTCCCTTTTAAGGGAGTATGAAACTCCCTTTTAGGGGAGATAGCGGGGGGGGCGCGGAACTTTCTGGGACCGTGATTGGAAGTTCCTTCTGGATACTTGACGGGTGCCCCGGGAGAACGTACCTTGGTTCTCCTATGAGTTATCTAGAGAATGGTTCCACCCTCCGCGCCATGTTCCGCCTGATGCCGCCCATGCGGCACGACGCCGACCCTACTCGGTCCGAGGTCGTGACCTACATTCGCGAGAATCTGAAATGCGATCTTGGCCGTGCGCTTCGTGCGTTTGATTCGATGCGCCACATGAAGAGCGCGGTTCTGATATTCGATCGTATTCATCGCCAGTGGCGTGGTTGTGATTGGGTTCCCGCCGAGGAGGTGGACAAGATATCACTATTGATGAGCACTGTGACAGAGCTGAAGCGTGATATATCATCATTGAGATCGGAGCTTCGGAAGGTGAAGGGCGAGGTTGTGTGGCTGCGTCGTCGCAAGGGAGGCAGGAAGACCGATGATGTGGCCGACTCGGAGGAGGATGATCTGGATTCGAAACCCCAACAGCAACAAGCCGCTCCCCCCGAAGAGAAAGCGGCTGATGGAGAGGATTGGTTCAAGGCTATGCGCGACGCCCTCGACGAGGATAAGAAGGCTTCCCGCTCTTCTCCCCCTTCAGATCAGCCCCAGTGAACGCGAGGGGGTTGCACTCCTCCCACTGGATGCCGGTGGCTGAGTGCTGAAGGTTGAGAATGGGGGAAGGGAGTCCAATCCTCCCTCCCCGCTTGCAGAAGGCTAGCTGGAAGCGTCTAGGCTTTGATTGGCCTACTTCATGGAGAACGGCTATCTCCCGCGCCCAGTTGGCGAGTTCGCTGGATCCGAACCCTGAGTGGGCCAGTTCCATAGTGGTGAGGGGTTCGCCGGTTTCCTTGCGTTGGGGCTTGGAGACGTGGTGCATCCAGATCCAAGCGACCTTGGTCTCGTGGAGGATGGGCTGGAGCTTGTTGCGCAAGAACACGCTGACCTCGGACTGATCGCTCAGGTCTCCGCCGAAGTAGGAGAACAGGGGATCGGCGATGATGAGATCGAGCTTGGACTTGTGGATGAATCGGCGGGCGTAGGCCAAGAACTGCTCGCCGGTGCGAACGGTCTCGGTTCGGAACTCTAGGTTCCTCTGAAGCTGGTTCATCTGATCGAGACTGAATCTCTTATGCA